TAGGAAAAAAGGGTCCAAATTATGGAAAGTTTAGGATAAGAATTTTTTCATATTATGATGATAATTCAATCTCCAAAAACTTAGCTTTAGACTGGGTTACAGTAGACTGTTATGAGAACGAAGAATTTTCAGATCAGGTTCTTTACAATAATTCAAGTTTAGAATATTCTAAATATATATTTGAACTAGAAGTTCTATCTGAAAAAAACGTAATGTCATCTTCTAGCTCTATAGAGTTAACAAAATATCAATTTTCTCCAGATTACAATTTGGAATATTCTTCAGAAGAGATTAATCCAAGTATCGCTTTTATTAAAATAGGTGGAATAAGGTAATGGCTGAAATAAAACAAAATTTAACAAATTTAAATCCACGGAAGCGAATATATTGTAACCGTTAGGGCAAAAGACCCTGATACCAATGTGCTTTCTGCATTTACAGAAACAGTTAGATTCACTGTACCAATAGACAGTACCATTCCTGGAACACTGCAAAATTTAAGCCTATTTGCGTCGTTTAATAATGTTTTATTTAAATTTGATAATGGAACTGATTTAGACTTAGCTGTTTATGAATATGAGCTATATGAAGAAGATGATATTGTAAATCCAAATTTACCACCTTATGCTCTTAAATCAGGAGTTACCCCTCTTGCAACTGGCCAAGGTAACTCAAGCGTCTTTGCTGTGCCAGTTGATGGAGATTATGAAGATAATACACAAGATCCTCCAATTGTGGTTCAAAAAAATTTTTTTGGCAGAGTCAAGGCAATAGATACTTCTGGCAATCCAGGAAATTGGACCGCACTTGCAAAAACAGATCCTCGTAGGCCATTAATAGACAGTCAAAATGTTGTAGAACTAAATGCTGGCATAATTACATCTGGAGAAATAGAATCTGCTTCCATCATCTTGGGCGGTGCAAATCCAACTAATACAATAATAAAATCATTAACATATGATACGTCGTCAGGGGCAGAGGGTTGGTACATTAGAGGTGATGGCCACTTTAGCCTAGGTGGACCAAATGGAATAACCTACAATAATGCAACAGTGACAATTGGTTCTTCTGTACAGGTTACAGCAAACCTTTCTGCCGATAGTATTACGGTAGGAACGAGTCCAAATCTACTTCAAATCAACGATGGTATCAATAGCGGAAATGGCGGAATGACACTTGGAGACCCAAGTTATAACTATTGGTATGCTAACGGCAATTTTAGAATGGGCGGGCCCACAAACTACGTTCAGTGGAACGGTTCTACACTTTCTGTAGTCGGTCAAGTTACAGCCACAACCGGGTCAATAGGTGGATGGAGTATAAACAGTACTTTTATTAGATCATCTAATAATTTAGTTACATTAAACTCAAACGGATTATTTGAAATAGGTACGGCTTCAAATAATAAAGCTACAATCACTTCGGATGGTGACTTTACGGTTTATGGAACAGATGGAACTACAGATGGCGTCACTAGAATGTATGGTGGATTTTTTAACGTTAAAGTTGGTTCTAATCCAGCAGCAAACGCGGCAAACACTCAAGTTACTTTTGAAAATATAGTTTTCTTTAAATCAACCCCAGGGGCTTACGGTGTATTTATTTCTGGCGGCAATAATGGAAATAATGCTTTTATTGATGTTGGCGCAACAGGAATAACAGATAATGGTTCTGTATCTTGTAATGGTTGGTTTAGATCCTCTGGCTCTACGGGTTGGTATAATCAAACTCACGGCGGTGGAATATGGATGGATGAAGCTACTACCGTTAAAGTTTATGGAGACAAAAACTTTTCTACCGGAGGAACAATATCTGCAGGAACGCTTTCGTCATCAGGGGCAGTATATGCATCTAACTGGTTCAGAACATATGGCAATAGCGGATGGTACAGTGAGACTCATGGTGGTGGAATGTATATGGATGAATCAACTACGGTTAAAGTTTATCAAAATAAAAATCTATATACAGCAGGAACTATAACAGCAGGAGCATTTTCTTCAGGAGGAACAATATATCTTGCCTCTGTTGGTCCTTCATCTTCAGATGAAGTTATGGTCAGAATTTCAACTGGAGAAGTTAAAAAACGCACTTTATCAAACTGGTCTCTGAGGGAAATGAAAGAAGAAATATCGCCATTAAGTGAAGCATTAGACAAGATTGCAACATTAAAGCCCTGTACATTTAGATTTAAGGAAGAAGCTTTAATTGAAAACGAACCTTTTGATTCATTCGATAGAAGAGAACAGCTTCAATATGGTTTTATAATGGATGAAGTTCAGTCTTCAAAAGTTCCAGATCTTGTTAAATATAGTTCAAATGATGGAATTACGAGCTTTGCAAAAACTTGGAAACAAGATGGAGTAATATCACTAGCTGTAGCAGCTATACAAGAGCTATTATTAAGGGTTGAAGATTTGGAATCTCGTCTGGTATAATGTCAATATGAATGAACAAAATATAGATGTCAATTTAATTATTCAATCTTTTCAAGAAAGATTAACTCAGCTAACAACTGAAAATGTGTTAAAAGATGCAACCATTAAGCATCTAACTATTCAAATTCAGGAAATGTCAAAAGATCAAGTAAAGGAAAAATAATGTCAGAAGAGACTACGGAAGAGACAGTAGAGCCAAAAAAAGAATTTACTGTTACTATTTTAATTAGTGATCAAAATTTAAGCTATAAAAGCGACTTCAATGAGGCTGAAACAATTTTCTGGCTTGAGTCAGTTAAAGCTTTGATTTTAAAGAAAGCTTTTGACGCAGCAGCGTCTGCTAGCTAATTTTATTTTTTATACTACTATTACTTCTATTGAAGTAGGGAGTTTTAATGGCTATTAGACAATATCTACCATTTGCACAAAATGGTTCAGCAGATTTTTTTGCTAAGGCAATTGAACCTGAGCAAATTAAAAATTTAAGCAAAGCCTTAAAGCCGGCAGCTTTAGCCCTTGGTTATCAGGGGACTAATTATTTCTATACTGGTAGAAGTAATTTTGAGCCATCTCCCTACGACTTTGATAGAATAATTCAAGCTGTTGATACAGACTCATATGTTAAACAAGCTACTTTAAAGTATAAAGAATTATTCTGGAAAGAAGGATGGAAAATAACTGGAGAAAACGCAGATGCGGTCTCCTACCTTTATCAGAGAATAGACTTTATGGAAATGGCCATGAAGAGGCCATTTGTAGACTTCTTAATGGAAGTAGCTGATCATCTAGTCAAGTTCTCTAATGTGTTTATAGTTAAAGCAAGGGGAGATATGTCTGATTACTTCCCCAGTGCACTTACTCCAGTAAATGCTACTCAGCCTGTAATTGGATATTATCTTATTCCTACTGAACAGGTTAGAATATTAAGAGATAAATTTAATAGGCCAAAGTCTTATCAGCAACAAACAGATCCAATGACCTATGCTCCAACAGATAGAGATCCTGTTTGGTCAGCAGAAAGAGTCATTCATCTTCACTTCGATAGAAAAACAGGTCGCGCATTTGGTACTCCTTTCTTGAGTTCAGTTTTAGATGACGTTGTTGCCTTGAGGCAGCTTGAAGAGGATATTCAAAATCTTGTTCACAGAGAATTATTTCCTTTATACAAGTATAAAATTGGAACAGCAGAGCAGCCAGCTGAGCCAGAAGAAATAGATGACGCAGCAGCACAAATTGAAAATATGAGATCTGAAGGCGGTCTTATACTCCCATATAGACACGACGTTGATGTCATAGGAGCCAACAGTACCGCTTTAGATGCTAGCGAATATTTAAACCATTTCAAAGAAAGAGTGGCAGTAGGGTTAGGTGTAGCCCCTCATCACCTTGGAATGATGATGGGTGGTGGCAATAGATCTATGACGGATAGATTAGACACCGCTCTATATGATAAAGTTAAGCAATTCCAAAAGCATTTATCTGAGATGATTAGGGTTCATATATTTAATGAACTTTTGTTCGAAGGTGGATTCGATCCTGTTGCAAATCCAGTTGATAGCGGAACATCAGACAGATGTTTCTTTAAGTTTAACGAAATAGATGTAGATACTCAAGTTAAAAAAGAAACACACCTTGTACAAAAGTATACTAATTCAGCCATAACTTTACCAGAGTTAAGAGTCGAACTAGGAATAGATCCCGAGTACAATAGAGAAGAATTGTTTGGTGGAATTCAAGCGGAGATACAAATGGATATGGCTGCCAATCAAGCAGAAATAACTGCCAAGAATCAACAGCAAACACAAATGCCCAAAGATACAAATAATTCTGATAAACAAGAACCTGCAAAAAAAGGTGAAAGAAACCTTCCTTCAAATAGAAGGGGTCCAGGTAATATAATAAGACCTTCGAATCAACAGGGTAGAAAGACATCTCCAGACATCAGGAGATCAGATATGTCATGGTTGCCACTTATTGAAAATGCTCTTAAAGAAGAGTATAATGTTATAGAACAAGATGAAATTAAGAAAGGTTCATAATGATTATTGAGTCAGAAGTAGCAAAAGCCTCTAGATATGGCGAGGACGCACTAGAAGCTTTTTATACAGCAGTCGATAACGGCCAAGCTCGTTTGGCTATGTCAATTTTAGTTGATATTATCGCCGCCTTTGCAGACAAGATTGAAGCTCTTGAAGAAGGTTCGTCTGCAAGTGATAATGAGGTTAAGCCTCCAGCTAAAGAAGAAGCTAAGGCAGATTCTTCAGAAGAAGAAATTAAGCCAGCACCAAAGCAAAAGGTAAAAGAACCAGTCGCTGAATAATATGAAATTAATTATAGGTTGCCCTATCTATGATAGGGATTGGATTTTTCCATACTGGATATCTTGCATACAATCTCAGTCTGTTTCCATTAAGGATATAGGGTTTGTTTTTGTTGCATCAAAAGATGACGACCAAACAATAGCTCATCTTGAAAAATGGAAATCATATCATCCAGAGGTTGAAGTATTTGACATACTTTACCCTGAAGATGTAAATCATTTTTCTCATCAAGAAGGAACTAGGCAATGGACAATCTCTAAATATGAGAATATGGTTAATCTGAGAAATATTCTTATTAAAAAAGTTAGAGAATACAATCCAGAATTTTTCTTTAGTCTTGATTCAGATATTCTCATAAAGAACCCAGCAACAATAGAATTGTTAATAGCACATATTAAAGAAGGCGCTGATGCAGTAAGCCCACTTATGTATATGACTCCTACTGGAACTTCTTATCCAAGTGTAATGAGCTGGATTAAGGAACCAGGTGGTAAAGCACATAGGGACTTAGGGTTCCCAATAGGAACTTACTTTAAAAGTGATGTCATAATGGCTGCTAAAATGATGTCGCGTGATGTTTATCATAATATTGATTACAGAATACATCAGCAGGGAGAAGATCTTGGTTGGTCTGCAGACTGCGCAGAAAAGGGATACAACCTCTATTCTGCATCTTATATATACGCCCCTCATATAATGAGTAGGGCAATGTTAAAAGATATTCTGCAGAACGGTGATCCAAGAGAAAGTGAAACTTTGAAAAGTTTATCTAAAGTATGATATTCTTATATAAGATTGTTTAATATATGATTAGTCAATTTACTATAAATACAAGCTTTAAAATATTCTGTCATGGAGACATAAATGGCTTTTG